CACATTTACCTTGTGAAGATTGTAAAACAATCGTTCGTGATCTGGTGATTTGATTGTGATATATCTTCGTTCAGACTTTCCGATTGCTCGTCCCTGAATGCCGATCATATGACCGTCATCATCATAGAAAGGAATGACGATTCTTTCTTCGGGTTGCAGGAAAACTTTCGGATCAATCTGTCGGGCTACTTTACCAAAGTCTTCGGCAAAGAATAGTTCATCCAGTTTTGGAATCTGCCGACTTTCAAGATACTGTCTTGCAGGATGCTCCGGACAAAGATCAGAAATCTTGATTAGATTTTCAACTTTTGCAACAGGCTTAAACTTTTCATTGATCCCAGTGGATGTAATCCCGTGAGTTTCAATTCTCTCACCAGACTTTTCTTTCAACCACTCAAGCCTAAACTCTGAATACAATGCAGGACTGACGGTTTCCAAAAACTTGGAAAGACCCATCGCTGCACCGCAGTTGTGACACTTGTAGTAATACCTACCTTGACGCTCATAAAAGAATCCACGTTTTTTGTTTGGATTCTTCTTTGAATCACCACACAAGGGACAGCGACAGTTAGCAAGAGTAGCCTTTTGCCAAGCGAATCTGTCTAATTGTGGTGAGACAAGGTTTATGTATTTTTTATCAAGAAAGGCGACCACGGCGGTTCTTGTTCACGTTTTCACGAAGTTGCTTGCGTGAGCCAGAACGCTTCCACTCATTCGCCCATTGTCGCCACTCTTCCAGTTCCTCACGGTCAATGCCGCGAAGATGGTTTCGTGGATCTTTGTATGGGTCGTATCTACGATTATGATTTCTTTCAGACATCTTCAAACCTCAATGTGTTAAATTTATTTTTACTTGACTTAAACTTATCGTCAAAGTTTCTTCCATCATACCCGGCAGAGTCTACTAGATCATCTGCGTCTTGTCCAGAATTTTGCAGATTAATATCAGAGTTACTGACATCAAACAACTTCATCTTTCCTCTATTTATCCCAACGACAAACTTTCTATTTGACGCTACGTCATTGTAACGATTCTTCAATTGTTTTACCATAATTTTGCCTTGCTCCTCCAACTCTTCAGTGGAGATAAGACCAAACATCAGGTCGGCTGTCGCAGGCAAACCGAAAGATTCAGAAGTGTCCTCCAACCCAAAGTCATTGGACGCAAAGCCTGTTCGGTTCGTCTGTGTGGCTGTGAAGATCGGGACATCCCACTCCACGGCAAGCCCACGAAGTTCTTCTGCAATCGACTTGATATACATATACGAATTCGTGTTGGCTCCAGCCTTGAATCTAGCCGACGAGCAAATATTTAAATAATCAATAAACACAACATCGGGCTTGAAGTTTTTCTTTAATTTAAGTTCTTCAAGCAAGTGCCGGAAGTGGTTGACATTTGCAGTCGCAGTCGGATATTCTTTAACAATAAGTTTGGCTTTGATATTTTCTTTTACTCTACCCAACTTTTTGTCATATGAAACTTTTGGCAAGTGCCGAAGTTCATCCATTGTAAGATCCATCAGGTTCGCATCAATTCTTTCGGCGATTCTTTCCTCTGCCATTTCGCAGGTGATGTAAAGCACGTTCAGATTAGATGCGTAGCAAGACGCAGCGTGGTGACACATAAACAAAGACTTGCCAACACCAGTGCCAGCAAGAATCACATTCAGAGTCTTGTTTGGAACACCACCGTTTGTAATCTTGTTGAAAAGATCCAAGTCAAACGGAGTCTTGTGTTCTACCTTATGATAGAAGTCAAAGCGGTCATCGGCATCTGAGATGTAGTCGTGACCAATCTGCTCATCAAACGAAACTGAAAGTGCATCGGACAAAATGTTCGGAATGGCATTCTTTGTTTCACTCTTTGACTTTCCATCAATGATTTCAATCGACCGAAGAATCGCATTGTAGACTGCTTTGTCTTTGCAAAACTTTTCAGTCTGATCCATCAGCCACTCATTGTCCACGGGATCAACCGTGTCTGTGATTGACTTGATAATGATAGATGTGTCTTTGTAAGATTGTTCAGTCATACCACCGCGATCATCCAATGCGATGATGAGTGCATCACGATTCGGGGAGCGATTGTATTTGTGAATATGATCACGAATAATTGTATAAACTATTCGTTCGTTTCTGTCCTTGAAATATTCTTCATCTAGGAACGGGACAACTCTACGAGTGTAATCCTCATTCTGAATCAGATTCTTCAAGATGATGGTTTCCATTGTCTCCATCAAAACCGCCTTCTTCTAAATGATTCTCCAATAATTCAACAAGAATGTCACCTATGACCTCTTTGAAGTCATCATTATCTTCTACTGCTTCTTCATTTTCAAGAACAAAGTAGTCAAAATATAATCGACATTCATCCTCACGCTCATCGAATCCTACTTTACCGTAGTTCAACACAACGTCTTTGTATTTGCCTTCGTCGATGCGAATGGCTGCGGCTGCTGAATTTTTACCTTCAACAATTGTATACTTAGTCGGCATCTTCAACCTTAATTTCTTCAACTTCATCTTCAACTGCCGAACCATACTTGAATTCTTTTGCAACTGCAACTTCAAGTTCTTCCATCACAGAATCAGTGAAATACTTTTCAGGGTTTTCGTTGATTTGCTTTTCGTAAACTTTTTTGCCATCGGGAAGTTCAATACGAGTTGAGACTTTCTTGAACACTCCGTGCTTCACTGCGATTTCTGTCAACCCGTAGTAAGGTGAAAGACCAGTTTCATAGTTCAACAAAGTTTCTGCCATAGAGTTCTCTTTCGTGACCCGTGACTTTTGCAGTCTACACTTAATAATGTTACCGACCACATCTGTGCCGTCCTTGACTTTTTTCTTGGACAGGAACACGATTGTGCCTGCGTTGTATTTCAGACCAGAGCCGCCGGACATTTCTTTCATCGGGATATAAGACCCAACGACATCATAGGTGTGGTTTGTGATCAGCAGCGGAATACCAGCCGATCCACACTTGACGGTGAGCGTTCGGAAAGTTGCCTTCAACGCTTGGGCTTTGGTCATATCACGAACATTCTTACCGCTGGCGGTGTCTTCCATTTCTTTGATGGTGGATAGGTTGCCGAGTGAATCAAGAATCACAAGAATAGGCTTCTTGTCTGACTCTGCACGATAGGTGTCCGCGACCTGAATCATCTGATGACGAAACTCTTCAATCGTAGACACAGGCAACACAGCCACCCGCGAAGGATCAATGTCTCGTTCGGAGAACATTTGTGAAGTGATCGCTTGCTCTGAATCAAAGTAGAGAACCACCCCGTCAGGATTGTCTGCAAGGAAGGTTTTCAAAATGTTGAAACAGAAAAAAGTTTTACCAGTCGCTTGCTCACCAGCCAGAGCCGTGATCTTGTTGTCGGGGATGCCACCATAGAGTGAACCCGAAAGCAAAGCGTTCAGCGTGTAAGACCCTGTATCAATAAAGCCACGAATGTCTGAGACAAGACCCTTATCGACAGACGAGGCATTTTCATTACCCGATACTTCAACCAAGTTTGACAAAAAGTTAGACATCCATTCTCCATTTCTTCAATAATTCATCAATGTGTTGTAATTTTTCAATAACTTCTGAGTGGTCTTCTGCCGTCGCGGACTTCGTTTTCAAGACCAGTTTTTCTACACGTTCAGTATCATAGCGAAGACACTTCAACGCTTCAAGAATAATTTCTCGTTCTTTTGACCCCATCGGTCTTCCTCCTTTCTTCGCCATTCACGAACCATATTTCTATATGTTTTGTTTGTTCGTGCTGCGTCATACACACGCTTGAAAATGCGTGCCGACTCTGCTTTGTCACAAGTCCAGTGGTCTGGCTCTTGTGGTTTGATTCTCCCGTTGTCATCATACTTTTTACCGCTACGATGATTAGCGTATCGTCTTGCTCGCGTCCATCCCATCATAAGGAACTTGCGTGCCATATCAGCCCCAACAAACTCACCCCGAACAAGATAGTCATTAAACATAGAGTAAATTCTATTTGCCGATGCGTACGCGATTTCGGGCGTGCGGAATCTCCAATGTTTACAGATTTCAGATTTGTATGGTTCAACTAACAATACTCCTTGCTCTCCCCGACCGATGATATACATCTCAGGGTTCTTGCGATAGTCTATCGTATCAAAATCTTGTGTATAGTCAAATTCAATCAAAACAATGTCGCCCTTCGTTCGTGATCCCATCCTACCTTCTCCAGAATATTTTTCAATGGCTCAAGGAACGAAACTGCAAACTGTTTATCATAGTCTGCATAATCCTTAAGTTCAAACTCTTTCGGGGAAGAACCCGGAAAAGAGATGACCGTATTCTGGAAAGGATTCGGGACAGCCAAATACAAAAACTTTACTTTGTCACCCTCGTTGATTGCATAATAACGATCCGTCAACTTCATCTTTTTCAAGAAGTGATTGTAGATCAATGCACCCTTGACGGCGATAGGAGTTGACTTGCGATAGATGTGTGTCTCGTCTTGGTAAGTAATAAGATTATTACACCCACGGGGAAACGCGATTTCATCTGGAGAATACTTTTTAAACTCCTGTTTGAAATCATCAATAAAGTCAATGACCTGATCTTCGGTTCCCGTCAACACCAACTTGATTGCATCTTTCAACTTTTGTCGCACGACCATCGGCGTGGATGATCGCGTGGTTTCAATGCCCATAATCTTCATCTTGGGTTCGTCATACTGGACACCCTCAGAGTTGTGAACATTCAACATATACCGCTTCTTTGCGGTCCACACACCAACGTCGGCGATGACTTCTCGTTCCATCACCATCTTGTTGGCGTGAGCGTTCATTTTTGCGGCGAGGGTTTCATAGGCTTTCTTGATGAACGGCTCAATGATCTCCTTGCAGGACTTGTCAAGAAATCGTACGATCTCTTCTTCGGACTTACCTTGAGCCGCAGCCCGAACCAAGTTCCCAAGGCGAAGATAAACAGAGTCAGTATCACTTGCCACAACATAATCATAGTCTCCTGTGTTTAGGGTTTTGTTCAGAAACACATTCAGTTCGTTTGCGATATACTGAATGGATAACTGACCAGAGGTAGTAATCGCTTCGGCAAGATAGGTATCAAAGTATCTGAAATACTGATTACCCATCGCACCGTAAGCCGAGTTCAGTTGAATCTTTCGCACCAGTTGGAAGTTGTGATACTTCGCAATCTCAAAGTCCAACTCTTCATTGTTTGGATCTTTTTGCTTTTTCTTCTGGGCTTCAATCATCAACTTCTTGAAGTGCTTGCGTTCTGCGTAAAACTTCTCCATCAGTTTCGGCATAAATCCAAGACGATCTTTTCTGAAACAGACACCGTTGGCTGCGATAGAAAAGTTTTGTCGTTTTAGTTGCTTGAGATTCTTTTCACAAAGATCAGTTTCCCCAAGCACACCATCAACATCAATACACGGATTCCTTGGGAACCCGTCCGGTCGCATCTTCGTATCGGGACTGATATTGTATTGCATAATCAAGTGCGGATACAGACTGTTCAAGTC